GGTGGTCTGGTTTACTGCCAGCCTTTTCATGATGACCGCGATACTCTGGAACAAATGGGATCCCACGGCCCTGCCCAGGGTGCTTGGGTGGGCGCTGTGCGGGGCGCTTGTCGGGATGATCCTGGCAATGTGGGTGATCTACGACAAGCACCCTTTCCCGTTCCTGGTGCAGTAAAACGCACTGCACAAAACCGTTGCGGGATCGGAAATCTCGCGTATATTCCACACACCGGCGCTGTGCCGGAGACAAGAGAGGAAACCTGATGAAACTGATGCTATCCACGGTCGCGGCCCTGATGCTGGGCGCGGCAATTCCGGCCCAAGCCGAGGCGATGTTTGACGGCTGCGAGGTGCGCCTTGTGCCTGGCACCAACTTTTACAACAAGGTGGATCCGTCCTGCGATTTCGGCAACGGCAAGGGCGGCGGCAGCGGCTTCCCTGGCGCGGCGCTGCCCCAGCCGCCCAGCAAGCCCGCTGATCCGGATCCTTCGCCCGATCCCCAGCCGGAACCCGACCCAGAACCGGAGGAGCCGGAGGAGCCGGTTGATCCCGATCCGGTGGACCCAGATCCCGAACCCGAACCCGATCCGGAGCCTGAAGATCCTGAGCCGGAGCCGGAACCCGATCCGGAGCCTGGCTGTCGTGGTTGCGACACGGCGCAAGATACCGTCAAGTAAGGCATAAGCCGAGGGACAGTTGGGCGGGCCGCAATGCCCGCCCTTTTTCATAGGAGGGAAACCGATGTTCTATTTCGAGGAAAGCGTGTTGGGCAAATGGCGGCCCCGCACCATGCCGAACAGGCCCAGCGATCGCGGGCCGGAGGGGCAAAAGCGCAACCTGCGCGCGGTGGCCGAGGTGCTGCCTTCCATCCGCCATCTGACCTTGGATCAGCTCCAGGAGCTTTACGGGCCAGAGGGCCGGTTTCAGGCGGTGGTGCGATGACCGACAAGCCGATTTTCGCGATCAAGGTGGGCGATCGGTGGTATATCGCCACGCAGGTTGACCCGTCAGAATATGGTCTGATAGACCCCAAAGGCCGCAAGGTCTGGTCCGAGGATCGCACCACGGCATTTCTCGCCCCGGTGGGTGACGAGGCAATCCGCATTTGCCTGGATCCGGGGGTGAGGGGATGACCGAGGCCGAGGAGCTGAAATCGCTGCGGCGCACAGTCGCCAGCCTGATCGAAACCAACGTGGCGCTTTCCAGGATGATCGCCAAACGGGCAACGCCGGATGACGCAATCACTCACCTGTTCGGATATCCATTGGACAAGATCCTTGAAATGATCGAGGCCAGCGCGGATCAGCCGCTAACGCTACCTTTGCCAGCCGGTCTATATCGGATCACCTGGCGAGGCGAGGGCGGCCAAAGCCTTGCCGCGATTGGGGTTGATGAACGGGGGGAAAACTGGATAGCGCCGACGAATTGGTTGCGAGCCGACAGGCTGCGCGGGGCTATCCAACTGAACATTGCAAAGGTGGAGCGGATCGAATGAGCGCGAGCATGCAAGCCGAGGTCAACCTTGATCTCTCGATCGAAACCCTGTCGCGCGCCTGCAAGGGCAACGTCAAGCTCTTGCCGTCTTTCATGGTCCACACCGATCACCGCTGGACGCAATACCTTCGCACCCAACTCGACAGCAAAAATCGGATCCACATGCGCCGCGCCACGTTCCTTGCGGTGGTCTGCCCCCAGGTGCCGGTGCGGCCTGGGATCTGGCATTCGTTCGATGTGCAGGAATTCCACCTGGATCTCCAGCCTCACCACCTCCAGGGATCTTTCGACATGCCTGATCGACAGGGCTACAAGCACAGTCGCGAGATCACAAAGACCGATTTCGCCGGTCGCAATCCTGGGGACGATGGTTATGGGGAACGCCCTGCACAGCAGTCTATGGCCAAGCTCAAAGAGCTTCGATTGGATCTTGAGCGAGCTAAGGCCGAAGGCACAAGCGTTAGTGTCGCGTCATCCATCCTTGACGCACCAGGCTCGGAATGATGCCCGCTGGCAATGCTGCCTGACCGATGATGATGGGCGGCTGATCGCTGCGGCGGCGATCGTGGAGGACGGCCCAGGCCGCGCTTGGATGGTGGGGTATCCAGGGCGCGGCCTGGTGCATGCGGGCCAGATCCGGCCCATGGTGCGGGCTTTCCGGTGGTTTGTGGGGTTCGGGGTTTACCAGGAAATGAGGGCCTGGGTGGATGCCGATGATCCGATCGCGATACGATTTGCCGAGGCGCATGGATTTCGTTACGATTGCGGCCCAGCGCACGGCCTATTTGCGCCCGATCTAAATTCCACCCTTTACCTCTGGAGATCCCCCAAATGAGCAACGTTTTCGGCGGCAAGGCACAGAAGGCGCAACAGACAGAGGCGCGGGCCGAGGCCGCGAAACAGTCTGCCGAGGCGCGGGTTTCGACCAGGGAAAGCAATGAGGAAACCATGCGCAACCGGCAACAGGCCGAGCGCAGCGGATCCTCTGGCTCGCGCTATGGCCGCAGCGCCCGCACCCTTCTCTCTGGCAACCTCTCGGCGGCCTCTGCCCTGAAAACCAAGATGGGTGCCTGATCATGGCACAATGGGCCGAGCCGGAGGCGCGCAAGCGCATTAACAAAGCGCGCTCGGACAAAGAGGCGAGCGACGAGATCTATCGCGAGGCGATGGAGCTTACATTCCCCGATCGGGAAAACTTCACCAAGCGCCAGGAAGGGCAAAGCCGCGCAACCTACAATTGGGACAGCGCCAGCACCATTTCCGTGATCCGCGCTGCAAACCGCATGTCGAATGATTTCACGCCGCAATTCCAATCCTGGCTTGAAATCAAGATGGGGCCAGCCGCCGAGCTGATGCCAGATGCCAAGTTTCAGGAGGCGCTGGGCAAGACGAAAGCCGCCGCAAAGCAAGAGCTGGAGGGGATCACAAAGATCGTCCAGGCGGTGTTTAACGGCCCTGGCTTTCCGACCGCCTCAAACGAGCTTTACATTGATTGGCACTATGGCCAGGGCGGCATGATGATCATGCCCAACGATGACCAAACGGGCGAGCCGGTGATTTTCACGGCAATGCCCATGTCCCATTTCTACGCATACGAGGGGCCAAACGGTCGCCTTGATCAGTGGTTTTTCTGGCACGAGCTGCGTGCCGATGTGGTGGAAACGCAGTGGCCGGATGCGGTGCTGTGCAAGAAAATCGAGGATGAAAAGAAAAAGCCCCAGCCTGGCCTCATCCAGCTTTGCTCGGTGGTCTATCGCGACTATGCGATCAGGGGGGCAAAGGTTAAGCCCTACCGTTACGAGGTGTTCTGCATGCACGGCTCCAGCGCGGAGCGGATCGTGCAGCGGCAATACCGCACGTCACCCTGTGTGACGCCGCGTTACTCCAAGCTGTCGGGGGAAAACCGGGGGCGCGGGCCGGTGCTGTTTGCACTTCCCGATATCCGCACCGCCAACAAGATTGTGGAGCTGACCCTGCGCGCGGCGGCGGTTGCTGTCGCCGGTGTCTATACGGCTGTTGACCAGGCGATCACAGGGCCGGTCAACATCAAGCCTTATTCGGTGATCTCGGTGCGATCGAACGGCGGCCCCAACGGTCCAAGCTTGGCGCGGCTGGATAGCCCGCAAAGGATCGACTATGGCGAATTGCTCCTGGAAAAGCTCCAGGACAGCATCAAGAAAATCATTGGGGATCACTCTCTGCCCCCGGAGGCTGGTCCAATCCGCACCGCGACCGAGTTTGTCCAGCGGGCGCGCGAGCTGATCGCTGACCAGGCGGGCGGCCTGGGGCGGCTCCTGGCTGAATTCATCATCCCAGGGACGCAACGGGTGGTGGATATCCTGGAGACAAAGCAGATCCTCCCGACCGAGGGCCTGACCATTGATCAATTCCTGGTGGAAATCCGCATGACCTCCCCGCTCGCCAGGGGCGAGGCCATGGGGATGGTCGAAAACATTGTGCGGTTTATCGAGATCCTGTTGAAGCTCGGCGGGGCGCAAGTGGCCATGCTGGAGGTCAACATGGAACGCACCGCGCCGATGATCGGGGATCTCATGGATATTCCGATGGAGCTGCGGAATACCGTTGAAGAAAAGCAGAAGATCAAAAAGGGCATGGCGCAAACAATGGCCGCAGAGGCGGGCGGGGATCCGAATGAGGCCGCCGCTGTCATGGATCAAGAGGAGGTGCCGACACAATGACCGATGGGCTGGATGCGCTGTTTCAAAGCGCCGATATGGACAGCTTCCGTGCAATGCTTGCGGAAGGTGAAA